TTGGGCGTGTTCTCCGTAAAGAAGCCCGCCGACACCGCCCAGATCGGGTCCGCGATGCCGCTGGCCTCGTCGAAGATCAGCATCACGCCGTCGAAGTTGTGCACGCCCGCGTAGGCGTCGGGGTTCTCCTCGGACCACAGCCGGCCCTCGACGCCCCAGTAGCGCGTGCCCTTCTTCAGGTCGCGCTCGACCAGTTCTGTCAGCCACTTGGCTGGCATCACGCGGGTGGCGCTGACCTCGAACCAGTGGCTGTTGAGTGCCAAGGCCAGCCACTTGGTAATCTCGGCCCAGGTGACGGCGCGGAGCTGCGTCTCGCTGTTGGCCGACACGATGGTGGTGCTGCCGATGCGGGTGGTCAACATCCAGATGACCAGCCAACTGACGAGTGCCGACTTGCCGATGCCGCGACCCGAACTGACGGCCATGCGCAGCGTCTCGAAGTCTATCTTGCCGTCGTTGTCGCGGATGTGGTCGGCCAGTTCCTTCAGCACCTCGCGCTGCCACTTGCGCGGGCCTGCGAAGTTCTCCAGCGGCGTGTTCTTCTGCCCCCACGGGAACAGCCACATCACGAACTTGAGCGGGTCGTTCTTGAGCGCAGGCGTCCACAGGGACGCCATAAGAGCTTGCTCGTCCTCCGCGCTATATTGTGGGGACTGCATGTATCTCTTCCGCGACTAAGTCCAACACCCTGCGCTGCGCCTCTTCAAGCGCCGCCGTGATGGATATCTTCTGGTCGATGGTCACCTCGACGGCCTGTTTCGCAACCCAACCGTGTGAGTATCTCAGCATGTTCATGGCCGCGTTGGCGTCGCCCTCACGCGCCGCCGTGTAGATGGTGGTCGCCATCTCCTGCTCGCCGTCAGCGCGGCCCTTCATTTCGGCATAGCTGGCGATGGGGTCGAACTGCGTCAGTTGACGGTACTCGACCGGCAGCATGCCTGCGGCCAGAGCCAGCGCGTCGCCCTTCAGCCCCATCTTGGCGGCGTGATAGATCGCCTCCAGACGCGCCTCGGTGGCTTCCAGCTTGCGTGGCTCATAGGGGAGCGATTGGAACATGGCGGTAAAGTAGCAGGGTACGAGGCGCAATGCAACGGTAAAGGATTGTGTTGTAGAGGGCTTAAAAATTTTAAAATTTTTCTTGTGACCCCTGGCCACAGCACTAGCAGCGGGCCGCAGGGCCCTGTCCCCCCCTGCCTCGAGGCCGCCGGCTAAATTTGTGCGCCGCAACATCCAGCATGTAGGAATATAGTTCTATGCTACCGGGGATTGTGGTATGCGACTAGGGGTTGCGCGTCATGTGCTTGGGACCTTTTTGTTAATCGGCCCATGGATTGCGTGACGCCTTGCGAGGGTTCGGGTTCCAAGGCTTGTCGATTACGTTGCCGCGTTGGCCAACACGGAACAGGGTGTTGTTCGCTTCCATGTAGATTACGCCCTTGTTGCTGCGAACCGTCAAGCTGGCGGTGACGGGTAACATGGGCGTTAGTTTTTGCAGAATGGCCTTGCCCTGGCTCTTAGTCACATAGCCATAGGCATTGGCGCGGATCATCCAGTCCTTCAAGTCTGCCGGCGTGCGGTACGTGAATGACGGGTAAATAGTTTCGAGTTTAGGCATGTTTTTGCTCCTAGCGTTATTTCCGCATAAAAGCATGCTTTCAACATGTGGTCAAGCGCCGAGCGAGGCGAGGGGGAGTTGGGGTGCCATGGGCGTTATATTTTGCACTTTTGCATCGATCATTACACGCACCCAATCTTACTGTAATACTAATATAACAGTTCCTTCTAAGGTTATATAGACTAAACTACCCTAATAACCCATATGCCGATAAATGCTGCGTTTTGGCCTCGACGCGACTACCCCAAACGATACCCCACGACTACCCCACGGCCACCCCAAAACGAAAACGCGCGGACTAAGCCGCGCGTTTCCAACTACGGCTTAAGCCGTAGCACGTCTACAAATCGGCGTCAAGCGGCGCGCAACACGACGCCATAGCGGCGCTCGCCGTCCTTGTTCTTGTACGTTTCGATTTGCGGATCTTCGCACCACCCGAAGTCACCGTCTGCAATCATGTTGTGGGCGGCGTCAACGGCGCGTTCGTGAGTGCGATAGCCCCAGGCATACCAGTGATAGAGCGTACCCTTGCGAAGTATGGCGTTCATTGTTCACACTCTCCTCTGTTGATGGGGATAACCTAGCACAAGCGCCAACATGCTGCAACATAATTCTTTACGCTCAGATGAAAAGAAATGTTTGACAAGCTTCCGAATGCCTGTTAGGTTATCCCCATAGCAACACGAAAAGAGGACAACGACAATGGTTGATTTCATCGAAGGCCTTCCGTCCGACGACGGCGCAGTGCGCGACGGATACACTCAGGAAGTCCATGCGTTCGCTGGCGAGGGTCTGGAGCTGTACCTGCTTGTGCAGCCTGACACTGACTTCGACGACTACTTCAAGGCATGGGACATGGATGCGCAAGAGTTCATCCTTGTCAGCGGTTGGATGTTCAACGTGGAAGTACAAGAAATTGTTTGACAACACTTACCACCGTCTATAATATCCACAAACACAAGCAACTAGGGGAAACAATCCAATGCCGACCATGTCAGAGATTAACGATACCAGACGCTGCGCAATCTTCACAAAGTACCTTGGACCGACCAACTACAGGCCCGGCCGCATCAAGGCATGGGCCAAGTCTGGCGGCAAGCTGTCAGTCACGATCAGATATCCTCACGAACTGAGCCAGTCGCAGGCGCACGCTGCGGCCGCCGTCGCCTTGTGCGACAAGATGGGCTGGACGTTTGGTCTACTGCATCAAGCGCACACTGAGAACGGCTGCGTTTTTGTGATGGGGCGCTAACATGTTGAGCATTGACAGCGAATGTTGGTCATTGCGTTACCACGGCGGACGCGATGCAATGGTGACGCAGCGCGCCACAAAGATAACGCGGTGGGTGCCGCGGCATACGTTGCCGGATGATATGAAACTGGCGCTTATGTCAGAATATGGCTTTAGCAGCGTTTGCCGCAAAGCCTTTCACGGTGAGGAATGATCATGCTCAACCTTGCCCTACAGCTTGCCAAAGTCGCGGCGCTGCTATTCGCGTCCTACGCATTCGTTTTCGTTTTCTTCATCATCACACCATAGGAGGATACAGTGTTCTACATTCCCGTTACCGCTACGGTCTGGAAGGATGGCATTGTGCTATTCGAGACGGATTGCGAAGCCCGCATAGAATACGAAATCGTCGACGGGCTGCCGGATTGGGACGTGACCGAGTTTCATTTCGACGCGGTCGGTACTGAGCCCGGCAAGCGCATTTATACCAAGATCACCCGCACGGAACCGCTATTCAAAATCCTCTATCAGGATCTTGACCGTGAATGGCTGCATGAACAAGTCATGGAAGCCGTAATCAGCAACGGGGAGATCAGCCGCTATGCGTGACTATACGGACATGATGAACATGGCGCCGGCGGAACTGGTCCGGCATGCGCTTGATTGCGCCAAGGTGGGCATTCTCTCGATTGCGCTTGTGGAAGCGCTGGCGGTGCAGTTGAGAGACACCGACGAGCTATGCGAGAAACTGCACCACGAGAACGCGGGCTTGCAGGTTGACCTGGACGAAGCGATAAACGCGCGCGACGAGTGGCATGGTCTCGCCGAACAACTGAACGGCGTGGTGAAAGAATGGAACCGTTGAGCGCGCACTGGCAAGCAAACGTCGCCGGCCTTGACGACGTCGACCTGTTGCGTTTCCTGGCGGCCGTCAAGATCCGCCTGGACAATCACGCGGCAGCGCTAGAGGCGGCCGCGCAGGAAGCCCGGCGCCGGAACCTGCTCCCGACAGAAAAGGACGGCACCAAGGTGCCGCCTAGTCTGCATGTGGGGAAGGAAACGAGTGCAACTGTAACAGAAAGCGTGACAGATGGAAAGAGAATTTAGCATTGCCCGGCTCTGGCAGGCGCACCAAGCCCACATGGCGGAACAGCGCCGCCGCTATCCCGCAAAGCGGATCGTGGCCGCCGTGGCGGAGGCTCACGAGCTGACGGTAGACGAGCTGCACAGCATCCGGCGCCCGCGCCGCTACTGCCACGCGCGCCACCACGCGGCCTGGGAACTACGCCGACGCCGGCAGGACCTGGGCCTGAGCCAGATTGCGGCGCACATCAACCGGGCGGACCACACGACCGCCCACCACAGCTACACGACGTTCGCGCGCATGGTGGCGCAGGGCCGCTACGCTGCCGAGCGCGCCCGCGTCGAGGCCATTCTGGCGGAGGACGCATGCTCTTCTTTATAGGCTTTGCCGCCGGCGCCCTCATGGGGACGGCCGCCCTTTACTTCACGCTGCTACGGCGGCCAGCCCCACCACCCGTTCCCAAAGTAACAACACGCTTAACCAACAGAGAAAGGACGATAGAACTATGAGCCTGCAAAAGATGATTTCGGACGTCGAAACCGAACGCGCGCACAATCGCGTGATGGGCACAAGCCTTTCGGAACAATTGCGCGAGATGAAACTACGCCACGGTGAGGAAATCGACGCCCTGATCGACGCCCTGCAAATTGAAATCGAGGCCCGCGACCAGGCCCTCTATGCGATGGTGAACGGCAATGCCTGACAACCTCATGCAATGGCTGCAATATGCATTCTTCTTCGGTGGCGCGGTGGGCGGCTGGACGCTGCTGATCATGTTTGCGCGTGAAATATGGCGGCGGTGATCGGTATCCTCATCGCCGCCGTGCTGCTGGCATGGCTTGACCTTTAACTCTTAACCAGCTTCAAACCCTGCTCCGGCGCCTGTTCAACCATGCGCCGGAGTTCGCTTTTTGTATGTGTGCGCACCATATCCTCGCGCGCCCAAATGACCTTTTTGGTCTGATATTCGGCTGACTTGACCATTCCCAAGTCGATCCACCCAGCTTCTTTGAGCGCATGCAGGATGGCGGCCGGCACCACCTTCGCCCCGTTGGGGCTGCCGGATTGCAGGGCGTTGCAGATCCGATGCAGCGGCGATGCCACGACGCCGGCCGCAAACTCCGGTGACGGGCGCTGGATCTGCTCCACAATGTAGCTTTCCGCCATGCTGCGACCGTTCTCGATCAGCCGTTCCTTGTACTCAGTCCACAGGGGCGTCGCCTTGGGATTGAACGCCGACACGTCGCGGTCCTGCAACCAACGCCCGACGCGGGCCATCCCGCCGTGCTTGTACCAGGCCCACAACGCCTTGCCCTCGTCCTCAGTCATGCGCGGGGCGTCGGACCAAATGCAGAACCACCGCCGGTCCTGCGTCTCCAGCGTGATCGGCACCGAATGGTTCGAGAACGCCAGCACGAACACGCGG